ATAACCTCGGCGGCCAGCAACAGCTGCTCCTTCGTGATGCCGTTGGAGAGCGTCAACCGGTTGTTGTTCAGGTCGTAGAGCACACGCTCGACAGCGGTCAGATCCAGGCCAGCCTCGACCTGGCGCTGCAGGGTTTCGAGGTACCGCTCGGCCTCGCTGACCCGCGCGGCGCCGGTCTTTTCTGGCTTGGTCGGTAGCGGGCCTATGCCCGGCCTGTTGCGCCCCTCGTGGCTGTAATTCGACGTGTCTACGGTCGTTGCCGGAAGATCCTTGACCGCCGCACGCATGGACAGCATCGTCGCCTGCAGCGGAAACATCGCCGCAACGATCTTCAGGATGGAAAACCGCAGGCTCTCGCCCGTTTCGTCGGCGCCCTTGGTCAGCGACCGGAACATCGTCGCGAGCGCGTTGAATTTCGGCAGCACCTCGAGCGCGATGGTCCGCGCCAAGTCCTGAATGTTCTTCTGCGTCTGCGAGAGCTGGTGCGCGTACTCCTCCGCTGCCTTTGCCTGCTCGGCCATGATGGTGGCGTTCAGCTTGCCGGCCTCGGCGAGATCCTTGAGCAAGGGCGCGATCTCGCGCGTCGTCTTGCCGAACAGCACCTGCACGACGCGGGCTTTGTCGCCGTCGTCGGCGAACTGTTGCAGCGCCTTGGCCGTCTTCAGCAGCGCCTCGGCCGGATCGAGCGCGGCTAGATCCTTCGCGTTCAGACCCAGTCGCTCAAGCACCAGCGCCGCGTCGCTGCCGGGCTTCTGCGCCTCGATGAGCACGGCGTTGAACTTCACGAGCGCGGCCGATACCGTCTCGATCTTGGTGCCGGTGCGCGCCGCGATGTCCTCCAGCGCGCTGATGTTCTCGACACTCGCTCCCGTTGCGTCGGCGATGTCGTTGAGTGCGTCAATGCCGAGCAGCGTGGCATCGAACAGGTGCTTCAGCCCGACGACAGCCGCGCCGACAGAGAAGCCGGCCAGCGCGCCCTTGAGCTTGTCGCCCAGCGAGCCGAACGCCGTCTCCATCTGCTTCGCGGACTTCTCGACGATCCGCGTCGCCTTGGACATGTCCTGCTCGAGCCGCGCCAGTCGTGCTTCGAGGTCGATGCTCAGTGTGGCGAGGGCCATCGTCAGTTCCCTGGCGGTTTGTGCAGCTTGATCACGAGCAGTCGGTCGATCATGTCCTCGGGGTCAGTGACGCCCCAGAGCGAGAAGAACAGTGGCAGCGCCGACCAGTCGATGCCTCCGGCGCCATTGGCGATCGCGTTGTAGATCCTCATCGCGATGCGGTCCTGGACCGTCGCGACCGGCCTGTCTTCGCCCTCCCATTCGACGCCGGCCCCAGCGTCTAGGAGGGCAGCGAGTTTCCCGCGGCAGCCTCCGCTGCCCTTGCTCGCTCGCCAACGGCAGCGGCAACGGCCTCGGCGACCTTGGTGGACCAGACAACGCTGTCGGCCGCCAGCACTCGCCAGAGTTCAGCGTCGAAGTCCAGCGCCGTCTCCCCTTCGCCGATCGCATCGGCCAGCGTGAAGCCACGCCATCCGACCACGCATGCGACCAACTTGTCCAGAGACAGCGCGCGCCCGATCGTGGCCAGCTCGGTTTCGGCTGGCCGCCTGATCTTGACCGCGCGCCGCTCGTCGAGCTCCACCCAGGATTCGCGGCGAGCGAGCGCCTGCACCACGAGCGACTCGTGGCCGCTCATCAGTTCGCCGACTGATTCGGCTTGACGCACCACCCGTCGCCGAGGATGTTGAACTGGCCAGTAGCCAGGCCACCGGCCTGCACGCTCTCGCCCGGCAGCGACGGGATGCCGAAGTAGACGCGCAGCGTGACGCTGCCCTTCATGATCCTGAACAGCAGCGCGCTGCTGGTCTGCGCCGCGGCCTCGACCGCCGCCATTGCGGTGCCTTGGACCTCGGCGTTGCGCACGTCGATCGTCAGATCCTGCGGCGCCAGCAGACCGGCGATGTTGCTCGTGCGGGTGTGATACAGCCGCGTGTCGTCGAGCGCGTTTGCGGCCCCGCCGCCGACCGCGTAGCTGGCCGCCTCGGCGATCGTCGACCAGGCGCTGGCGTAGGTGAACGTGCCCGCGGTGTAGGTCGAATAGCCGGTGGTCACGAGCCCGTTCATGGTGAACGTGTTCACCGACGTGGCCATGATGTGCGCGGCCTGATTGTTCAGTTCCACCATGCCCGCGGTCACGGTCCAGTAACCGACCGTGCCGTCGGTCATGCCGTGGCTGGTGAGCGTGGCGACGGCCGGGTTGGCCTTCGTCACAGCCGTCGGGCTGATCGGACTGGCGAGAGTGGATGCGTATTGCACGGTGATGCCGCGCCCGACAATGGTTCCCATGTGGGTTTCCTCTCAGTGAAGGGCTGCGCGCCCGGTGAAAAAAAGAGGCGCCCGAGAGCGCCCCAATGGCAACCGCCCCCAAGCGGTGTTCATGTGACCCAGCGGTTGACGGTGATCGTCACCGCGTCGAGTCCGAGTTCCTCGTCGAAGCCGCTCGCCATGTCGAGCACGACGTAGTTGGTATTCGTAGCCACGGCGCCGAGCACCGCATCGGCTACGGCCTGCGCGCCGACGGCGGTCTCTGCGAAGCACTGCACCGACCATGTGTGCTCGGTGCCGTGCAGGGTGTTGTCGATGCCGAGCGTGCGCGCCGCGGTGCTGACGAAGACGACGAGCGGATAGGCGCTGTCCTGCGGCACGGCGTGCTGTGCGATGCGCGTGCTGACCAGTGCCGTCAAGGCCGCGTGGCCGGCGAGCAGGGCGCGGAAGTCGCTGTCGACACTCATGGTGCCTTCGGATCAAGAATCGACGCCACCAGTTCGGCAGTGCCGCGGCGACCGAGCGCTTTCATGCATGCCTCGCCTATCGCCTTCTCGGCGACGTCGCGCGCAAACAGATATCGCCGACCGGTAGACCCGCAAGCCGCGCACCCAGTGATCGGCGTCATGCTGTAGACCTCAACGGTGTCGCCCGGCGGGAAGCACTGCACGCAAAGAGTGATCATGGCGCCGGTGCCTTCGGTCTGTTCAGCTTCTCGATCGCGGGCCCGATGCGCTTGGTGAACTCGGCGAGCGCCGCGGACAGCATGCGCGCGCCGGATTCGAGGAACTCGGCGCCGGGCTTGCTCTTGGCGCCGGCGCGCTTGCGGTGCGCCAGCCTCGCGCTCGATCCGCCACCTTGTCCGCGCGGGTTCCAGCCCCAGTTCAGCCAGCGCCAGTAGAACGGGTCGCGGTAGCTCTTGGCCCCGCGCGCGCCGCCCTTCGCCGGCCGCACGTTGACGAAGACGCCGACGTTGCCCTGCCGCCGCGCGACCTTGCTCTGCCGCACGCTGATGGCCTGTTTGACCGTGCCGGGCTTGCGGTAGCCCTTCCGGTAGGCCGCCTGGCCGCTGCGCGTCGAGAGCTTGAGCACCGGCGTCGCCGCTCGAGCCGCGCGCTGCACCAGCCGAGCCCCTGCCGTCAGCGCGTTGCGCAGCGCCCGGACGCGCAGCTTCGGCACGATGCCGGCCAGCGCCTCGCGCAGATCGGGCAGGCCCGTGACCTTGGCCTCGAAGTCGCCGCTCATCGCGAGTCCCTCGCGGCTGTCGAGCACATCAGTTCGAGCACCGTGCGCCGCGCCTCGACATCGACTACGCTGACGATGTCATGCGGCACGTCGCGCCAAATCGCGCGCATCGTCGGCTCGACGCCGCTGCGATGCCGGATGCGGACGCGGACGTCGACCGGCGACTGCGTCTGCCCGGCGGCGAAGAACTCGCGCCCGCGCAGCGGTTGCACGGCGGCCCAGACCTCGGCCACGTCTTCCCAGGTCGTCGACGGCTGCCCGAGGGCATCCACACCGGCCGCGCGCTGCTGGATCGTGACCCGCTCGCGCATGTCGCCGGAGTCGAACATCGCCCGACGTGCCATCACGGTTCCCGGTAGGTCACGCCGTCGAGCATCGAGTCGACGAACATGCCGAGCTGATCCGCGCCGGCTGCCGGGTTGTCGAGCTGGTAGGCGACGGCGGCCAGAATCCAAGTCCTCGCCGGGGCCGGCACCGTGGTCGCTGCGTCTCCGTACCCGACGATGATGTCGATCTCGACGGCATTGGCGATGCTCTGCGTCTGCGGCCATTCGGTGCCGTAGGCGCGCAGGACGTACCCAGGCACGGCGTGAGCGTCAAGACTGTACAGAGCGCTGCTCAAAACCTGCTCGTCGCCGGCTGCGTCGGTGTAGCGGATCTGGCTGATCGACTGCGCCGGCCCGACCTCGAGCTCGATGTCCTCGGCCTGGGGGAACCCGTCGATCCGCTGCGTGACGGTCTGCGTGATCAGGCGACGATTCATGCGCGCCTCGACGGCCTCGCGTGCGGCCTTGATGTAGATCGGCAACAGGTCGTCGAACTCGGTGCCGTCGATCCTGCACTGCGCTTTCGCCAGCGCAACCGTGACCGGCTCGACTGCCGGCGCGCTGATGAGTTGAATCGACATGCTGTCCCTTTACTGCCGCTGCCGGCCAGACGTGCCCTGCGCCGGCCGCCTCAACGATGGATCGCGCGCCGCGCGTGCCGCTGACAGTGCGGCAGCTGTGCGTTCGACGTAGGTCAACGTGCCGGCGCTGACCGTCACCGCCTGCCCCGTCAGTGCGACAGTCGTCGCCCCTGCCGCCTGGTATGTGACCGTTCCGGCGCTGGCCGTGGCCGCCTGCCCCAACAGCGGGACGACGATGCCAAGCGTCAGCGTGCCGGCTGAGGCCGTGACAACTGAACCCGAGCAGGCCAGCGATGCGCCGGGTGCGACTGTGCCGGCCGAGGCCGTGCACGCCTGTCCGCTCGTGGCCACGCTCGCCGCAGGAGCCAGAGTGCCGGCAGACGCCGTGACAGCCTGCCCAGTCAGCGCGACGGTGACGGCCCCGTCCGCCGAGTAGGTGATAGTGCCGGCGCTGGCGGTGACGGCCTGCCCCGACAGCGCGACCGTCGTCGCTGGCGTGACCGTGCCGGCGCTGGCTGTTGCAGCGCTGCCCGCCAGCGCCTGCGATGCCGCCGGCGCAACCGTGCCTGCCGATGCCGTTGCTGCTTGGCCTGCGAGCGCAACCGAGGCAGACGGCACCAGCGTGCCGGCTGAAGCAGTTGCCGCCTGCCCCGATAGTGGCAGGCTTTCCGCGGGGACCAATGTCCCGGCGCTGGCCGTTACTGCCTGTCCGGTCAGCGCGACCGTGACATTGGTCGCGGCATCCTGCGAGGCGAACGGGCCTGCAGCCCATGGGGCGCGGGCCCAGGTCATTTCAACTCACTTGCCCGACGATCACTCGGATCACCCGCTGCAGCACCAGAGCCTCGTCCTTGATGTACTGCACCGCCTCGGCGTTGGTGACATTTGTGTCGTCGCGGATGGCCTGCAGCGCGGTCAGGGCCGTGCGGGCCTGCTCGCGAATGGTCACCAGCGCGCCGCTCTCGGTGCGGATAGCGGCGTTTCGGCGTTCGCCGTTGATCGGTCGGAGTGCCATCAGATCACCGGCCACGTTACCGTGACCGCCTCCACTGCTGCCTCGTCTGCCGCTGCGAGCACCTGATTGCTTGCGGTATTACTCGCGTCGATCGTCGCCGCGATGCCAGCCTGCATGGCCTGCTGCTCGGTGGCGCCGTAGATGCCGAGGCTTCTGGACACTTGCTCCTCAGCAGGGCCGTAGCGGGCGATCAGTCGGGCCTTGCACTCGGCGTTGATCGCGGCAATCTTTCGCTCGCGCACACGGTTCAGGAGTTCCGCCGAGTTCATGGGGCGGATGTTCCCGACCCCGGCGTTCCACACCATCAAAGGAGTCACGCCGTCGGAGTCGAACAGCATCGCGCCGGTGTACTCGACCTCACCCGGCAGCAGTGAATCTGCCGCCCGCCAACTGGTAGTGCCAATGGTGACTGCAATCATCTCGCCATCCTGTGGCCCATCACGACAATAGACGCATTCGGGCCAGACCCGCCACTTGACCCCATTTTGTAGTGAATCTGCGGTGACGATGAATCAATGGCCGCCCATACCGTAGCCCGCGTGTTGCTGGTTGTAGCAAAACAATACATCCTGACCCGCGCCGAGTCGTTCGTGCCGCCGTCGGGAGAAATCTGAACCTGGCAGTCCTGCGCCGCCGTTGTCGAGAATCCAACGCTCACATCGAATAAACACTCGAAGCCGGCGTATCGCGGAATCATGCCTGTCAGACTCACGGCGCTCTCCAGCGGAACGCAAACT